AACACTGCGCCGTAGCCGCCGAGGGCGATGGCCTGCGAGGTGCCGACGATGTTGCCAGTGCCGACCGTCGCGGCCAGCGCCGTGGTAACGGCCTGCAGCGGGGTGACGGCGCCCGCGCCGGCCTCCTGCTTCTGGAACATCTTGCCGACCGTGTTCTTCATCGCGTAGCCAAAGCGCGTGAACTGGATCCCACGGTTGCGGATCGTCAGGTACAAACCGCCGACGATCGTACATGGCAGGAAAATATACAGCCAGGCGACGGTATTCAATGTACCGGTAAAGAAATTGATGATAGCTTCCATATGTTCTCCTTTCCGGACGCCCCGCGTCCATCCTTTTCTTTCTCCTGAAGAAAAAACTTCCCGATTATGATACCATAAACTTACTTTCAATTCAATTTAAATCGCTACATCGAAATATAGAATTTTCCCGCGGACATTTGTGCATATTATAGAGACATTTACAAAAACCGGCTCCCCCGCGAAAAAAAGATTGACGCGGCCGGGAAAACGTGCTATATTATTTAGGCAATCGGGATGCTAGTGTGGCTCAGTCGGTAGAGCAGCTGATTCGTAATAATGCCTCCGATTTTGCGTCAGAAAATAACCCAGACAACCCTTGATTTTCAAGGCTTGTCTCTTTTTTTACCCTCTTTTTTGAATGGCTGATTTCACTACACCATATAGAAAATAAAGTAATCAGGTTTTGAATGGTTGATTATTAGGGTTGATTTCCTCCGTAGAGTATTGTAATATAATGTATGGAGGTTGAGACGCAAATGAAAAGGAAAATTCAGGAAAGAAACACCTACGTTACCTTAGAGCAATCCTTTAATGAGTTTATCCAGCAGAAAGAAGCTAATGGGTTATCCCCTGCCACGCTCCGCAATTACAAGTTATCCTATCACATCTTCTTTGACTACAATGAGTTTGATAGCGAAACTCCAATTACTGAAATTAACCAAAATCTCATTAATAAATGGATTAATCATATGCGGAAGGAAGAAATTTCTCCTTCTAGCATTAACCACTATTTGCGTGATTTCCGCACCTTCGTTAATTTCTGCATCAAGCGTGAATACATTGATGTTCCAATAGAGATTAAAGAAGTTAAGCAGCAAGAAGAACTTCCTAAATTCTATAGTGATGAAGATATTGAAAAGCTATTAAGGAAGCCTGAAAACAATGACACCTTCGCTAAATGGCGTATGTGGGGTATCGTTAATTTTGTTCTTGCTACTGGAGCCAGAGCTGCAACCATCCGCAACATTAAATTAGACGATATTGATTTTAATAATGGTGTGGTTAACCTTAGTAATCATACCAAGAACCGCGAAGCCTTAAATATCCCTCTTTCCTCTACCTTGGAAAATGCTCTTAGAGAATATACACGCAAATGGCACATTTCAGATTATTTGTTCCCTAATGTTGGAGACGAACAATTAACTGACGGAGCATTAAGAAGTGCCTATGTTCGCTATTGCCAAGATAGAGACGTAGAACAAACTAATATACACGGCTTGCGGCATTCCTTCGCACGTGCTTGGATTATTAACGGCGGCAATCAGTTTAAGCTACAGCGTATTATGGGACATAAAAATCTGTCTATGACTAACCGCTACGTTAAGCTGTTCGCACAAGACTTGAAAACAGATTATGAAAGTTATTCCGCACTTGATGTTATTAAGAAGAAGTCTAAAAGAACCAGTCAGTTCAAAAAGGGGAGGTAATAATACCTCCCATTCTTTTTTATTTATGTTCTAAATGTTCTATTTCTTCTTTAATAACTTTAATGCTGCTTTCCGCTTTATACATTCTGTCGATTAAGTTATTGTGTTTATTAACCTTTTGCTCCAACTAATCAACGCGATATAAGATTAAGGCAGTAGTTTTCTTATTAACAAAATAAACGCTTGCCAAAGTTCCTATTAATCCTATCGCCGCCACAATAATTGTTTCCATTTTTATTCTCCTTTTGGATTATTCAGTAAATTCTATAAACTCCTCTAACTCCATTAAATCCATAGCAGACAAATTTACATTTTCCTTTAAACTTACTTTTACTTTTTGGAAATTCACAAGTTCAACTTCTGTTTGAAGTAATGCTTCAAGTTCTTTATCTTGATTATCTGCCAATTCGCTAATCTTTTCGCGGTTATCATCAAAATAACCTAAATGCTCATTCATAATCTTAATAAGCTTATATGTTTCATAAGCTGTTTTCAATGATAAATCCTATGAAGCCATTTTTCTTAATGCCGCTACAGAATTTACAATTCTACCTAATGTAATTTTCATAATTATAATCTCCTTGAATTTCATTATGCGTGTGTTGCTTTCCTGCCATTTATAGCAAGTTCGCCAGAACCATAGCAAGTAAGTTTCACTGTGTTATATCCGCTCTTTAGCCATAAAGCATAAGCATATACATTGTCCCAATAATAAGAAGATGAACCTAAATCATAAGTACCATTTCTAGAAGGTGTGATTGTTGTATAGCTACCAGAGCTACTAGAACCGCCTATTGTTGTTGTGCCAACTTTTATAGTGCTTGAGCTACCAGCTGTAATGTAGCACGTTGAAGATAAATAAATCTTTGAAATATAAGCATATCCCCAATAATTAGAAGAACCGCCTAATGAATATGATGAAGTTAAAGGTTTTAATATTGTGCCTGAAAGTGTGACAGTGTTTGTTCCATCTTTAAGTTCCTTAACGCCTGCCGTTGAAGTGCCTGTTGTGATTTTAACACCATTAACAAGGAAATTCTTACTGGCATCCATACTTATATAGCCTCCGCCGCCACCAAGATATATTTTATCTATATATGCTTCTTTAAATCCCTAACTACTGCTAATTCCAAGTTTCCAAGTGCCATCAGTAGAGATTTGTTTGTTTGCTACATTAATCGTCATAACTGAACTACCAACAGAACTAAAGTATATCGAACCTGTTCTAAACCATACATAGTCAACATTTTTCACGGAACTATCGCCGCCAATATACATATAACTACCCGCACTTGTAATAATCATTTTATTATCCGCATTATATACATTTCTTACTTTTAATGACGTTAAATCAACTCTATCTGCGGAAATAGTGCCTGTTGTAATTCTACTGCCGTCAATCGTAGTAGTGCCACCACTCTTTAAAGAATTGATTGTGACATAGCCTGATAAATCAATCTTTTCTGCGGTTAAGGTTGCCATTCCATCGGTAATGGTAAAGTTGCTTGAACTTGTGCCACTCTTGATAACCCAATCAATCTTACTTGCCGTTTGAGATACAGAAGAAATATTTCCTTCTGCGGTTGTTATTCTTGTGCTAAAACTGTTTGCCGTTTGTTTGGCTTCACTGGCTGTTGTAGCCGCACTGTTCGCCGTATTTTCTACTGCGGTAATTTTAGTGCTAAAGCTATTTGCCGTTTGTTTAGCTTCACTGGCAGCGGTTTTAGCACCATTGGCTGTTTCCTCTACACTTTCAACCTTTGTTGTAATACTGTTTACATTTTGCTCTATGGTGCTTTGCTTTGTCTTTAAGGTTTCTACTTCGCCATCAAGATTATTGAGTGTTGTTTGAACACTGCTAACCGTAGAAGTTAAACCGTTTGCCGTTTGCTTTACTTCACTTACATCTGTTGTAATTGTCGCTATTTGTTCTTTAATATTTCCTTGTTCATCTGTAATAGTTTTCATTGAACCTTTTACTTCTGTAAGTGTCGATTTCGTTTCATCAACAGTTCTAATCAATTCATTTGTCTTATTGTTTAACGCCGTAATCGCACTATTCACTTCTGTCTTTTGGGTATCTCTGCGTTTGTTGCCGATACATTCAAATTCACAACCAGAGGATTTAATAGACTTCTTCATTACATAACAAGTCTTACCATTAACTGTGATAATATCGCCGCAATTAATACCAAAGTCTTTATAAGTGCTAAATTTCATCGGCGTGTATTTAATTGTCTTTAATTCTCCCAAGAGTTGAGAAGCAATAGTTGCAATAGTTGATTGCTTTTCACTTGTAAAGAATAGCGGGTTTTCAGTAACGATATAGGCGTTTGTGCCTGTTCCTGCCACATAACCTATATCATCAAATGTGCTTTGTATCTACACTTTGTCTATTGGTTCAATCTCATAATCAGACATTGTAAGTTTAATATACTTACTGTTATCTATTTCTACGGTTGTGCTTGTGTAAGCCTTATAGGTAATATTGTTTGTTTGTGATAAATCGGCAATGAAGTTCACATTAAGAATTTGTGCGATATATTGTAAAATTTGCCGATAAGTAATATTGCTTGTCATAAAGTTATTGTAGACTGTATAGCTTGCTCTATTAAGGCTTGCTATTGAAGAAATACTTAATCCTACTTTATTTCCCATGCTATTTATCATTCTTGTTAAAGTAATAGGATAAGAAAGAGTAGATACCCAAGCATCGGCTACTTCATCCAATAGTGAAATACAATCATAGGCGGTTAAGGTTGCCTTATTACCTCTCTTTGAAATATCTTTGATATAGTATGTGCCTTTGTAAGCATAATCGGCTTCACCACTCATCTAACAATACCAATCAAACGCCTAATCTATATAAGTTTCGGCTTCGCCATTCGCATTATCTATAGTGAATTTGATTGACGCAGAAGCAACAACGCCATACACAAAATCATTTTCATTATTGATTTCCTACTGGAATGTGATACCGCCATATAAGTTAGCATCCAACAGTGTAAGATTAAGCGTATTACAAGTTAATTTATTTTTCAAGCCATTTCACCGCCTATTTCTTCTGCTTTGAAACTAACGCCATTCCACAAACCATTCAAAAGAACACCGCTGAACAAGGTGCTGTTTGTGCTTTTGGTATGTGCCTATATTGTCTTTTCTCCATCAATCGCGTCATAATAGGTTAGATTATAGGTTTTACCAGCAACGGCGTTTAAAACGGCTGCTACAACCTCCTGCGTTGTTGTTGGAAGTGTAATAGTAATTGTTCTTTTTCTATTATATACATAGTTGTAATGATAAACACCATCATCTGTCATGCCGCTATCATCGGCTTCTAATCCCGCAATGCTTACTTTACAACTTTTTACGTCATATTCAGTATTACCAATTTTAATTTTACCTTTTGTTAGTGCCATTGTCGCACCTCCTTGAAATAAGAGGGGTAATAAATACCCCTCCTGTTATACTAATAATGGTTTGCCTGTTCTACGTCTATATTCATTATTGCCTCTTGCGGCGGCATTAGCAATCACATCATCACCAATAGACAAAGAAGTGTCTTTATCTTCGATTGCCTGAATTAATTGCTGTGTTGTCTGAATAAGCGTAGAAATAATATCAGAATTGCCGTTTCTAAAGGCGGTTTCCAATTTGTTTTGGCTATCAATTTCTAATCCAGTAGCATCAGTTAATGTAGGCGTAATTGAAGCACGTAATCTTACATTGCTTAACCCCATATCACTTTCTACTTCTGGAACTTCAAGATTAGGATTAAAGGCAGCTTCAACAGCCGTTCCCATATCTTTAACTGCATCAGTAGCATATTTGATGTTATCGGTAATGCCTTTACCTAAACCCATTGCTAAGTATTTACCATCTTCGGCGGTTAATTTTGAAGGTGAAGCAATACCAAAGAAACCCTTGATAGCACTCATTACATCATCTACCCAACCGCTGATTTTATCTTTAAGCCATCCTGCGGCGTCTTTAATGCCTTGCCACAAGCCTTTAACCAGATTTAAACCTGCTTCTGCCATATTTTCAAAGCCATCATTGATTGCTCCCAATATAGAACTAAGGATTTCAGCAACAGCTTTTAATATCTCAATTAAAATTTTAGGTAAGTTTTCAACCAAAGCGGCAAATAGCTTTACACCACATTCAATAATTTCTGGTAAATGCTCTAAAATTGCTTGAATAATACCATTAATTAAATCAGGAAGTGCTGCTGCTATTCCGGCAATAATATCCCCGATATTTTGAATTAAAGCAATAAATAACTATATACCACATTCAATAATTTTCGGAAGTAGTGTTAGTATTCCGTCTATAATACCATCAATCAGTTCTGGAAGTGCTTCACTAATTGCTTCAATAATATCAGGCAATGCTTCTATTAATGCTGTCATTAATTGAATATAAGCATCAATTAGCATTGGGATTGCTTCAATGATGAAGTTAATAATTCCCTCTATTAGTTGCGGTAATGCTTCGATTATTTGCGGAAGTGCCTAAATCAATGCTTCATTGAATGATAACACAAGTGTTAAGAACGCCTGTAAAAACTGCGGCAAATTATCTATGATTGCTTGAACCATTGTAATTAACCCATCAACAATAGATTGTGTAATTGTTGGAAGGTTCTATGCCACCACTTCAATTATCTAATTGAAACAAGATACTACTGCTTCTATTAGTGTTGGCAAGTTCTCTGTTATACCTTCAATAATTTGATTTAATCCTTCAAGAATCGCTTCAATGATTGTTGGAAGATTTTCAGCCAATGCTTCAATCAACTACATTAAAATATCGACTGCGGCATCAATTAATGTAGGCAACAGTTCAGGCAGAACCGCAATAATACTATCTACAATACTCATTACAGCGTTTATGAACTCTGGAAGGATTGTATTTAATAGGTTCGGCAACGCTTCTACAATTACTGGTGCTAAACCGCTTATCAGTTTGCCGACACCTTTTAAAGCAATCTCTATTCTTGGTAAAATGTTTTCTCCAAAAGTAGAAACACTCTCAACAAGATTATTAATCAATGTATCAAAGTCTGCGTTTTCATCGGCAATGCCAACAAGCATATTCTGCCACGCTGCTTTCATTGCTGCGGCACTACCTTGAATAGTTGTGCTTGCTTCTTTGGCTGTCGTGCCTGTTATGTCTAATTCCTCTTGGATAACGTGAATAGCTGAATATACGTCATTAAGATTAGAAATGTCATAGTGAATACCACTTAATTTTTCAGCATCTTCAAGCAGACGCTCCATTTCCTACTTCGTTCCGCCATAGCCTAATTTTAGGTTATCCAACATTGTATAATTTTGTTTTGCGAAACCCTGATAGGCGTTTTGTATGCTTTCCATAGATGTTCCCATCTTATTAGCATTATCAGCCATATCAGTTATAGCCATATCTGCTATTCGTGCTGCTTCTTCTGTATCGCCGCCAACGCTCTATAACAAACTTGCGGAGAACCCTGTGACTGTTTCCATATAGTCATTTGCCGACAATCCAGCAGTCTAAAAGGCATTGTTTGCGTATTCCTCAACGATACCCGCACTATCTTTAAACAGCGTTTCTACACCGCCTATAAGCTATTCATAGTCGGCATAGCTTTCAACCGCAGATTTAGTTATGGCGGCTGCGGCTGTTGCTCCTGCGGCTACGGCGGCGGCACTAAATTTACCTACGGCTGAAACCGCAGAACTCATAGCATTTTTTAAACCGGAAGTTTCGCCTGTTATCTTTACTACCAATTCTTCTAATGTCATTGGCTGTTAAACCTCCTTCTGATTATGCTTTTCGGCATAATCAAGCATCTGTTCTTTGTAATATATCCAACTGTTATCTATTGTATCTTTTGGAAGTTCATCTTCAAATACATCTGGATATAGTTCCTATAAAGTAGGCGGTTGTTTGCCGTTATTTGCTCTGTTCGTAAAGATTGAAGTTAATAGTGCTATCTAATAATTATCGTGTAATCTTTCTTTCATCTTCAACTCTTGATTTTCTCTATATGTGTTAATTAAATCAACGATTTCACCATATGTATAATTCCAAAAGTCAAAGATGTTAATATCACATTTAAGTGCCGTTTCATATAATGTATTAAATAGTTCCATAAAAGTTAAAGGCGAAGTAGAATTACTTACTTCGCCTGTTGAGCGTTTTTTGAGTTATCAATCTCTTTGAAGAAACCGCTTACTTTGAAAATTTCAACAATAATAGGAATAAGTTCAATCAAGGTATTACCTTCATCGACAAATTCATCATAAATAGCATAAGTATCATCAAGTGAAATATTATGCTCTAATGCTTGCAGGCTTGCGTGAAGTATCATAATAATATCTTCTACTTTTGGAAGTTCATTAGACTTCTGTATTTCAGTAAAAACGTTAAGTGGGTTCTAACCCATTCTACGTTCCAAATCAACACAAGCCTTTGCCGTTAAACGGCATTTATATTCTTTATCACCAACATTAAGAACAGTATATAACATAATCATAATCTCCTTTATAATAAAAAATAGGGGATGTTTAAAACATCCCCTTTAAATTCAAGATGGATTAGTGACTTCGATTTCACTATTAAGAGCGATATTAGCAGTAAAAGTAAGAGCAGCGTTCACAGAAGCAGCGTCTAAAGAACAACTAACTTCGCCAGTAAATCCAAAAGTGGTGTTATCAGGGAATGTAATCTTAAAATGATTAACGCCAGTCAATCCTTTTAACACACGGTAATTAGAAGTTTCAGAACTGTTATCATAGAGGAACTTAAACGCCAAATCACCATAATCAACTAAACCATTAATGTATTTCTTATTCGCATCAGCAAGGCAAGTCACATCAACTTTTTCAGGAGTGCCGCCAAGAGAAGGAATTTCCTATAAGTTGCTAACTTCGGTATAAGCAGTGCCATTAGCACTATATTCAAACTTAATACCCTTTGAAAGTAATCCTTGTGCCATATTCAAAAATCTCCTTTATTATATCTTTTCATAACCCATTGCTTCATATCTCATAATGATTTCTAATTGAGATATTCCAATAGACAACTCATTAATAGAAGTTCTCTTGAACCCCTACTTTCTCATTACATCGTCAATCGCAACGGCTTTAGGCATCAATGTAGCAAGGCTATCACCCCATAATTTAATATTATAGGATAATCGGCTATAAAACAAATTATCTCCTTCGGCTTCTGCTACATTGTTATTTTCAATAAATGTAATACAAGGAGTTTCAGTAGAACTATCTACAAATAATTCATAATAGACAGGTAAGCCAACTTTTTCTAACTCTTGTTTTAAGGTTGGTTTATAATCAATCATAAATTTTGAACTCCCTTCTTCAATTCTTCTCTAAACAACTGGATAATCTCTTTGCGGTTTTCATCTAATGCCGGATTTAAGAACGGCTGCGGTTTCTAACCTACTGTGCTATGCCAATGTCCTTCGGCATCTTGATAGCTCCATTTATCTTGCCTGCCTGTTCCTTCACTTGAAAAAATGCCTGTGCCTATTTCAACATAAGGTGCGTATTCAGTATTAGTGCCTACAACGGCTTCTGTTCCCTCTACTTCATGTGTAATAGAGTTTCTCAACTAACCCTTATCAACAGGACACTTCTTTTTAGCATCATTTTCAACCAAGATACAAGCCTTATTAAGAACTTCGTCTAAATCGATATTATCCAGCTTTTCTAATTTCTTTAATAATCTATCTAAATTTTCTATTTGAGCCATTATTACACCTTCTTCATCAGAACTTGGTGTAATCTTCCAGAAGGAATAACATAAAGCACATCATAAGTAGTGCCATTCACAATAATCTGGTTTTCATCGGTAATTGAAGCATCATATGTTAAGCCGATATTCGTTATATCACAATAACGCACGTCAGAAACATTTGTCTGCGAATAAATCTTTACAACCATATCTACTGTTCTTGTGGTGCTACCTAATTTGCGTTTTTCGCCGTAGGCATCAGTTCCAGTAGCGAAGGAAACTACTGAAACCGGCTATAATTCGCGGTTAAAAGTCATAAGGTAATTAATTTCCTTTTTGCCTTTAACGCACGAACTATAGGTTCTGGATAGTCTGCGGAATAAGCAAAACTTACTCCGCTATATCCTTCACTATCCAAACCTTCTGTGCCAAGGCGATTATAATTATATACACACATTCTTAAAATGATGGTGCTTAATTCATCTACGCAATCTAAATGCGTATATGCCATTGCTTCTTCTCTGGCTTGTTCAATAAGAAAAGTTAGTAAATCGTCTTTCGTGTTATCATTAATGTTTAACAACATCTTTAAGTTCTCTAACATAATTTACTAACCTCCTGTTGGATTAATTACGCTTTTGCTTCGCTAATGCTGCAAATCTTTGTAGCGTCTGCCAGTGCGACAAGATAAGTAGCACGCAGATAAACGCTATTCTTGCGGGTATCAGGGTTTCTATCAGGTTCGACTTCAACATCTTTCTTGATGAAAAGTTTAACGGCTTCTTTCGTCATAACAAAAGCCTTATCAGTAAGAGCCTTTGTAGCGATAACAGGAATACCGCAAATAGTGCCAACCTAGCCATTATAAATAACCTGTCCCATCATAGCAGACTTGTAATCTGCATCCTTGCGGAGCGCTGCTTTCCACTTGTTAGGGATAAGAATGAATAACTGTCCTTCATCTTCAAAATTAAGAGTGCTGATAGCATCAACAATAGTATCATAGTTGAGTGCTCCACCCTTTGCGAAGGTAACACCAAGGGTAACGCCAGAACCAGTAATAGCGCCAACAAAATCAGAAGTCATTTTGTTAGTCATAACCTGAACAGCACCCTTCATCATACCATCAACAATAAATGGGTCTTTCATAGCTTCTTCATCAGTGTAATCATAAGCCTGTTGGCAGAGTTTTACACGGTAATCATTGCCGACATAGGAAATAGTGCCGCGCTTAGAAGCAGTATTGCCAACGCCATTTGCTAATTCCTCTGCTTCGCCAGTGTAGGTATAAGTGTTAATAGTCTTAACCATACCAGCACTTTCAGCAAGTTCATTGTCAATCGTCATTAAAGAACGAGTGTTGATAGCAGTAGTAAGTAAATCCTTTGCTACGCTTTCAATAACTTTATTATCATATACAGTATTAACAGCCATAGTTAAAATCTCCTTTATTAATTAAATAGTTGAGCATAAAGCTCTGGATTATTCATTAATAACTGTTGTCTATCTCTAATTCCCATTTTCTTAGCCTGTTCTTTTGTAATTGTTTCGTCAGGCGGTAAATTCTTCTTTGGTGCGGAACTGCCTAAACGCTTTTCAACCTCTCTCTTTACACTATCCTTAAATGCCTTTTCCAAAAGGCGAATGTTAGAGTTCATCGTTTCAGCATCTTCCGCAACAACAAAATCAACTAAGCTTAATGATAATCCTTTATCGGCAAGTATCTTGCCAGCTTCATTTTTATTTTCTGCCAGAGCAAGTGCCTTTTCTTTTTCAGCTATTGCCTTTTCGCGCTGCTCTAACTCATATTGAAATTTTTCACTTTCATTCATCTACGCAAGTTTTTGTGCTTCCTTAATCTTGGCTTCATTGTTTTTAGCCTGTTTCTTTAATGCCGAAGTAATACGTCTATCTACTTCTGATTGAAGCATCTTGTCAACTTCTTCTTGCGTATAAGTCTTTGTTTCAGTTCCAGTAGTAGAAGTATCAGTAGTAGTATCTACGCCTGTGTTCTGATTGTTTAAATTACCATCCATAATAATTAACCTCCTAAGTTATTGCGATTGCCGCAATCCCTTTTCATAAATTATATAAATTAAGTTTGGCTTTTCAGCCACCCTTCACATAGATATAAAAAACAGAACAGAGCATTTTAACTACTCTGTCCTGTCTTTGAAAAATTATTTTTCGTTTTCTTCTGGCTTTGGTTGCTTATCCTGAATTGCCAGCATAACTAAGTATCTACCCATTGACAAGCCTAGGCTTTCTGCCTTTTCTTGTATCATCCGCTTTTCATCTTCGGTAAGTCTGATTTGAAATACTGCCGTCTTTGTAGCCATTACTGAACCTCTTTACTATCAAGATAGCAACTATCAGGACACAAATCTATTTTGTTATCCCATACAATATTACTATCTATATTGGGGTTCTTATCCCAAGCCACACAGCCGCAATCATCAATATACACGCGCTTAAACACTTCCATAGGCTTCAATGCCGCAAACACACCATCAAGCGGCTTAACATCATATAAGCGCTTTTCGCCGTTGTTATACTCCAATAGCAAAGTATAATCATCGTTCGCGCTAACGCTTACAAGCTTCTTCCTGCCGCTATTGAAGTATTCCTTTACTCTTGGTTCTAACATCATAATAAATCCTCCTGTGCGGATAGAGCCGTTTATTTCAACGGCTCTATCTGGAACAAGTCTTGCTTCTGCTCTGCCAGCTTCCAGTTATCCATTAATTCATCTTGATGAAGGACTGTCCAGCCTAAAAGCAGCTTTAACTGTTTGCTTGGAATGCTACCTTCAAGAACTTCGGCATCATTAATTCCAATTACTACTTCTTCGCCGCCATACTTAGCGTGAAAATGCGGCGGCTGGTGTTCGCGCCAGTTCATATAGATTTTGATACCACGGAAAATACAGATTGTAGGCATATAAGCAACCTCCTTAATTACAATCCTATTATAGCAGATTGTAATTACAGTGTCAATACCTTTTTGAAATTATTCTAACGGTTTATCAACTTCGACATAGTTTTCAATAGTGTCATTACCGCCAACAAAAAGCGTTTTTATATACAGGTGTTCTTGTTCTGTTGGATTTCCATTTTCATCATATATATAACGTGCTTCTTTCCAATCGAACACTTTACCTTCACTAGCATCATAACGGGTTAAGGAATTATTCTGATTCATAACTACACCCCTTACTATAATCTATCTTCTAGTTTATTGATTGCAGAACGCCATTCTTCGCGCTGTGCCTTTACTTCTGCATATTCTTCATCAGTAAGCAAGCCTTCGCTATATTTGATTGCTTTATAGTCTGTATCAAACAGCTTTTTCTTTAATTCGCTAATTTCCCTATTAATAGCTTGTATATCATCCTTATATAATTCTTCTACTGTTGGAGTTCTGCGCTTGATTGTGAATTTACCATCTACAACAGCATAATAAGAATACTTATCAGGCAACGGCTATCTACGTTCTTGCTCTGTTATCTCAATATATGGTTGTGTATCTTTGCCGAAGGAGATAACTTTTCCTGTTTCTTGATTATAATTTACTTTAATCATCGTATTACCTCCTATTAGGTTTTATAGAGTATAAACTATACATAATTTGAATTCACACAATTCAAACATGAACCATCGTAAATAATATAAGGGGAAGAATCATTTTCGCCAAGGTAGAAATTAGTTCCCTACCAATTTTGTCCTAATGTTGTGCTTGAACCACCTTCGGTGTAGCCAAAATTAAAATAACCCATTAGTTTATTGTTATTAGTGGTATTAATCCAAATAGCTACCTCTTTTGCATTATATAAATCACTATTATACAAATCATTAGTATATTGCCAACCACTTCCGCCACCCGCAGTAATATAATTCTACCAATTAACATCTGTTATTAATTGTGTCGCTGCCATACTATAACTCGGCTATGAAGAGTTAGGAGTTGTAAATGTAGTATCGGTAAATGTAATATAATAGTGTTCAATCCTATCATTATCAATCCAATAATACCAGAAATCAGCACCATTTTTCTCCGTCTTAAAAACTACACAGTTATTAACTATAACAATATACTTATCAGGATTAGCTACCCAATCAACCACCCAATCCGGCGCTCGTCCTGTTATTAATGTTTTAATTACTGCGGGTTTGCCAATCATACTTAAATTACCCTAACTATCAACTGTTGTCGTTGTTCCATCTGGTTTTACAACGCCAAGAGAAGAAGTAGTGGCAGTAGGGACATATAACTGCTTGACTTTATTATCATTTTGTTTAATTGTAATTCCATCAAAAGCAACCGTTCCTAAATTAGTCGTAGTGGCTTCTTTTATATCTAAATCGCCTACGATATTTGTATATAACCCAGTGTTGGATGATGGTAACTGAACTACACCCGGATAGTTAACAGTAGCCTTGGGAATATACGCTGTTGTCAATACATCTTCGTTATATATTAAAGGCGTGCCAATTTTATTAATCTATTCGTTCTTAACCGGTTCAAGTTGCACCTTAATACCACCCAAAGTATTCATATCTGCAACAGGCAATGTATAACTACTACCATCGCCGCCAGAACCGCCAGAAGGAGTAAATACAACCTCTGTATCATCCTTCTTCGTAAGTGTTAATGTATTACCACTTACAGAAGCATCCTTAATATATTCATCAGGTAAGAGCAAGCCGCCACCGCCGCTTACCTCTACCCATTCATTACCATCTTTATATTTAATTACTGCCATTATGCGTTACCTCCTATAAACACTACAGGAACTTGTGTGGCTATATTGTTTCCATTAGACTGCGCTTTATATTCTGCCGTTTGAAATATTATCTTTAATTTCTTTGCATCATTATCCCATCCATAAGAGATAGTATAATTATATCCTTGCTTTCTTATCTCTGTGACGGTATCTGTTGTAGCAGTCTAATCTATTTTTAATAATCTAGTTGTATTGTCATAACTTCCTTTTACAACAGTATATAAGCAATATATAGGCTATGTAGCATCAAATCCGGTTAGCTTATATGTTAATGTAATGAAAGTATTGGTTGGCTAATGTTCATAATATTTAACGCCATTTCCGCCGCTTCCACAAGGAAGGTTAGTAATTGCCGTAGCCATTGCTTCAAGGTTCATCTAATCTGTTGTTCCTGCTTTTGCTCTTATCGCGTCAGCTATTGCGATTAATTTATTAGTAAGTGCCATTTTCAATTACCCCCAATGCCGTATTAATTAAAACCTACACTTGTGCTTCTGTCTGGAAGCCTTTGGCGTCTATCTCAGCCTTTGTATAAACCTCTGTAGTTGATGAAGTAGTTGTATCTACCCATAGCTTTATATCTGCATCAGAAGGAACAGACGCGCCTATATATACTTCTTCGACATTAGAGCCGCTGCCGCCAACGCTGCTTATAACGCCATCGACAATAGTAATTGTATTACCATCTACTTTAACGCCGCCAAGAGTAGAAGTAGAAGCTGTAGGAAGTGTGTAAGGTGCGGGAATCTTATTCTCTACCTCCTGAACTTCTGCTTTGGTTGCTAAATTAGTAGTGCTTGGGATCTCACTCTTTAAAGCATAATCCGCAAGGCTCTAATGTTCTGTTAAATAACCTGCGTCATTAGTAAAGGCAGATACATTAGTTGGAACAGTTGGAATTTCTGTTTTCTTTGCGTATTCTGCTAAACTCTAATGTTCAGTCAAATAGCCTTTATCATTTTCAAATGCGCTTACCTTAGTTGGAACTTCTGGAATGACGATAGCAGCAACCTTTTCATTTACATATGCTTCACTGGCTAACCCCTCTACACTTGGAATAGTAGGCTTATTAGATAAGTCGTTATAATCGCCGCTTGTAGCTACATTTGCGAAGTTTGGCTTGTTCTATACTTTATCCCATTCAACAGCGTCAGCTACACCGCCACCTGTGGCGCTCAGAACGCCGTTTGTAATAGATAAGCCACTACCTACCTTTACACCGCCTAATGTCGTAGCAGACGCAACAGGCAGTTTATAAGCGGCAGGAATAGTAGGCTTATTCTTTAAATCTTCATAAGAACCAGAAGTAGCAACAGTAGATAAGTCTGCGGTTTTCGCATAATCTGATAAGTCAACCTTTGCCGCTGCGTTATTCTCTATCTATTGGATTTCGGCTTGTGTAAAGTAATCTACACCCTTTACAGGTGTTTTTCCATCTTTGCCGTTTGTGCCATCTTTACCATTCGTGCCGTTTATACCATCAATACCGTTTCTTCCGTCTGTTCCTTTCAGACTGGCTAACCAATCTATTTCAGAACCTTCAAACCCTTCATCAACGGCAATCTAGTAAGCGCTCTTGCCATCTTCACCCTTTGCGCCTACTTGAACCTTTTGCGCAATTTCATCTTTGATAGAAGCTATTTCTTCGTCGGTATAATAGTCAACGCCTTTAATTGGTGTTTTACCATCCTTACCGTCTTTGCCGGGGATACCTTGCGCACCTGTTTCACCCTTGTAATAATCAACGCCTAATCCCAATTCGCCATTGATTGTTTCTTGCTCTTGGAGAACACCATATAAATCAATCATTGCGTTACCTCCTATTCAATTTCAAAATAAGAGATAGGAATTATAGTATAGATATTACCACCAAAAGTAGTAAGCTAAATATCATACACATATGTTCCAGCAGTAAGAGATTTAGTATCTGTTGGAACTAAATTAATAACTCCATTTTCGGCGGTTTTAGTAAATGCTACATCACTGTTCGCGGTTTTTCTTACGGTTAATGTAATAGTATCATCGTCAAACAGCTGTCTTATCTAACCATTGGCTTCTATGATATTTACCTTAAAAGAAGCATTATCGCCTTTTGTAAGTAATATCTTATTTGTTTTCTTATTTATCTAAAACATTACATTACCTCCTTTATTTAATTACGCCTAAAACAGCACAACGGCAATTAGAATGAAGCGGCGGGTAATTAACTCCTGCTTCTGCTTCTGATAATTTAAAACGCTTGCCATTCATCTTGCTACAGATAGGACAAGTTCTTTCATCGTGTGCAGACAGGATTTCATATTCATCTAATCCAGCTTCTTCATATTTGTTCATTGCTGCCTTATTCTATACATAGCTTAATTCTGTTCGTGCTATTCTATCGGCTTTTCTATAACCTACATTGAATGTTTCCATCAATGTCTTTACCAGTTCATCTTTGCTTACACCACGGCTTACACAGTCAACTAAGCCTTTTTCTAGTGCTACCTGTAGTTGTGCCTTGTTCTGCCATATTCTATCGCTCCAATGCTTGCCGTCAACACACCATATACTATTAATCACTTCTTTTGCTGCCTTTTGATTGAACTCACCGCTAAACTCGATAGACTTTCCAACAGAGGAAGAAGTAATAGCATACATATCAAGCAGCTTCTATTTTGTAATATTGATTTCTTTGCCGCCAAGTGCCTTTAGCTACTTATTCAAACTTTTCATAAGGCTAAAATAGCGGTTATACTTATATAAATCACTTGCTAATAATGTACCATCTGCGGAAGAAGCTAATAGTTCATCATATAGCTATTCAATATCACGACTAACTGCTTTTAGTGCCTGTTGGTATTGCTTCTTTAATTCCTTCTCATATTCCGCCAATGTCTTACCAAATATCAAATCACGCTATTCTAATTCGCGTTTTTGCCAATAATTCATTCTTCTTCACTCTCGCTATTGGTATCAAAGCCATACATAGACATATTTGCTTCTTTTTCCTTTTGAAGTTGCTTCACTTCGGCATCTACATCTTTAATAAATGGAAGTAAAGAAATCAATGTCTTATCGCTTACAATACCTCTTAACTGATTAATAACTTGTGCGGTATCTGTGATATTTTGTGGTAAATTTCTGGTAAATACAATCTATACATCACGCCAAGTATTATCACCATTTGTAAACATCGCTTGACAAGGGCACACAGAGAAAAACAACTGAAAACGAGCTGCCAAGCCTTACACAATGCACCGCCTAACAGGACATAGGCGGTGTTTTTG